ATTCGATGAACGCGTATGGTTTTACAGATCAACAAATTGCTGATGCGTTACGAGCACAAGGTTTATATGATGTAGCACCAGCTGTAGAAACACCTGTTACTAACACAGCACCAAACATAATTAATCAAGGTGATGGCGGAGGCGATGGCCCACCTGCAGGACCAACATTTAATAGAAATGATTTATTAGGAACATCAGACTATCAAGGGACGGGTCCAGGATTTATAGAATCTATTTTAGGAATTCCAGGTGCGCTGGTAAATGCGTATTCAAAAATTTCACCAGGTATAAATTTTGTAAAAAATATTTTTAAACCAAGAGTTGAAAAAGTTAATAAAATTAATATAGATGCTGTAGTAAGAGCAGAAGAAGAAAGAAAAGCTAAAGCTGCTGCAGAACGAGCTGCATTTTTAGCAGAACAACAAAGAACTAATGTTACAAATCAACTTGGTGGACCAGATGGAACAAGTGGTGGTAAGTATGCTGGTGGAGATGCGTTTGCATCTGCAAATCCTTACGGTGGTTCAGGCACAATGAACGATTTAGGTGCAGATAGTTTTTATAAAGATGGTGGTCTAGCTACAATGTTTAAAAAGAAAAGATAATGGAATTAAAATACAACGAAATAATTGGTGCAATTGTAAAACCAGATGATACACCTGCTACACAAGCAGAGATATTAGAATGGGCTGCAGCGAATCCAATGCCAATAGAAGAACCCAAGAAACAGAACACAGCACTTCTAGAAGAAGTGATTGAAACATTTAACAAAAGAGGATAGACTAGCAAAATGGCCGAAATAGACAAACCATTACCAAATACAAAAACAACCGTTGAAGTTCCAGGCGAAGTAGAAATTCAAGAGGCAATCAAAGAAAACGTAGAACAAGTCGAAACTAAAGGCGGTCCTGTTGAAATAGAAATGACTGAAGAAGGTGGCGCAGAAGTTTCTTTTGATCCAAAAGTTGCATCAATGGAAGGTGGTGAAAACCATTTTGATAACCTTGCAGAATTTTTAGGTGAAGAAATTTTAGATCCATTAGGATCAAAACTATTTGAACAATACAACGAGTACAAAGAATCTCGAGGTGATTGGGAAGAAACATATAGAAACGGTTTAGAACTTTTAGGTTTTAAATATGAAAGACGAACAGAACCTTTCAGAGGAGCTAGTGGTGTAAACCATCCTGTTCTTGCTGAAGCGGTTACACAATTTCAAGCACAAGCTTACAAAGAATTATTACCAAGTGATGGACCTGTAAGAACACAAATTATGGGTGACGTTAATGTTGCTAAAGAAGAGCAATCAAAACGTGTTAAAGATTTTATGAATTATCAAATTATGGATCAGATGAAAGAATATGAACCAGAGTTTGACCAAATGCTTTTTTACCTCCCTCTATCCGGATCTACCTTTAAGAAAGTTTACTATGACGATCTTTTAGGTAGAGCGGTTTCTAAATTTGTACCAGCAGAAGATTTGATTGTACCTTATTCTGCAAACAGTTTAGATGATGCAGAGGCTGTCATACACACAATTAAAATTTCTGAAAACGAATTAAGAAAACAACAGGTCGCTGGATTTTATCGAGACATAGAATTAGGTGATCCTCCTGTTACACAAAATCAATTACAAGATAAAAAATTAGAACTAGAAGGAATTCAAAAAGATGGTCAAGAAGATCAATACACACTTTATGAAATTCATACTAATTTAGATTTAGAAGGTTATGAAGATTTAGATGCTGGTGAAGAACCAACAGGAATTAAATTACCTTACGTTATAACTTTATCAGAAGCAGGTCATAAAGTTTTATCTATTAGAAGAAACTATAAAGAAAACGATCCGCTAAAGAAAAAAATAAATTACTTTGTACAATTTAAATTTTTACCTGGCACAGGATTTTATGGCTTTGGTTTAATTCATATGATTGGTGGTTTAACTAGAACTGCAACAGCAGCGTTAAGACAATTGTTAGATGCAGGAACTTTAGCAAACTTACCAGCAGGATTTAAGTCTCGTGGTATTAGAGTTAGAGATGATGCACAACCTTTACAACCTGGTGAGTTTAGAGATGTAGATGCACCTGGTGGAAATATCAAAGATCAGTTTATGACTTTACCTTTTAAAGGACCAGACCAAACTCTTTTACAATTAATGGGTGTTGTAGTTTCAGCAGGACAAAGATTCGCGAGCATCGCAGATTCACAAGTGGGTGATATGAATCAAGCCGCGGCCGTCGGTACTACAGTCGCTCTTCTTGAGCGTGGTTCACGTGTAATGTCAGCGATACACAAAAGATTATATGTCGGATTAAAACAAGAATTCAAATTATTAGCAGAAGTATTTAAATCATACTTACCACCTGTTTATCCTTACGATGTACCTGGTGCATCTAGAGAAATCAAAGTTCAAGATTTTGACGAGCGAGTAGATATATTACCTGTAGCAGATCCAAACATCTTCTCACAGACGCAAAGAATCTCACTTGCTCAAAGTCAATTACAACTGGCGCAATCGAATCCTCGAATACATAATCTATATCAAGCATATAGATCTATGTATGATGCGCTGGGAGTGAAAAATGTAAATGCAATACTACCACCACCGGCTGCACCAATGCCGATGGACCCAGCATTAGAACATATTATGGCAATGAGTATAAAACCTTTTCAAGCGTTTCCTGGTCAAGACCACAAAGCTCACATTGATGCGCATTTAAACTTTATGAGACTAAATCAAACGCAAAATAATCCAGGAGCGATGGCTGCTTTACAAAAAAATATTTTAGAACACATAAGTTTAATGGCACAAGAGCAAGTACAACTAGAATTTGTAGAAGAATTACAAGAAGTACAAATGATTCAACAACAAATGCAAGCTATGGGTGCTTCAAATCCTGCAATGGCGCAAGGTATGATGCAAAATCCACAAGTTATGCAGTCACAACAACGTCTACAACAGATTACAAACCAAATTGAGTCTAGAAAAGCGAAGCTAATTGCAGAAATGCAGGAAGATTTTGCTAAAGAAGAAGAAAAAATTATGGGTGAGTTTGGTGGCGACCCATTATTGAGATTAAAAGGTAGAGAAATTGATCTTCGAGCACAAGAAAACCAAAGAAAAGAGGAAGAAGGTCAAGAAAGACTAGATCTTGATAAGATGAAAGCGATGATGAACCAAGAAAACCAAGAAGCGAAGCTTGAACAAGAAGCAGACCTTGCTGGATTGCGTGCAGGTGTGTCATTAGCCAAACAATCAATGGCGGATCAAAGCAAGATTCACGATTTTGGTAGAAACTTTCCAAAAAAATAGGTATAAATTAAATTAAGGAGAAAACTATGGTTAAAAAAACAAATAAAGGTCGAGACAACGTAAAAGTTGTACCTGAACTTGGTGCAAACTCTAAAGGTGAGCAACAAGGTGGCATTCCTGTGGAAATGACTGACCCGTTTACATCACAAACGGTTGACGTTAGAGGCACAAAGAGAATGAGACCTGACAAAAAACCTGTAAAAGCAACTTGGTACTAGTATGTGGTTATCGGCAATTAAATTAGCCGTCTCTGCTGGTAGTAAAATTTATGCTAACAAGCAGAAGGCGAAAGTCGCGATGTCTGATGCTCAATTACTGCACGCTGAACGACAGGCTCGAGGTGAGGAAGCTTACCAAGGCAAGTTGTTAGAGGCACGTCAAAACGATTACAAGGATGAATTCGTTCTTGTGATTTTGTCGGCGCCAATAATCGTGCTCGCGTGGGGAGTCTTCTCGGAGGATCCTGGCGCTCTCGATAAAGTGAAAACTTTCTTCGAACATTTCGCGGCACTGCCGACCTGGTTCAGTACCCTTTGGATCCTCGTCGTCGGAAGTATTTTTGGAATTAAGGGAACACAAATCTTTAAGAACGGAGGAAAAAAATAATGCCAAATAGAAGATTTAACACACAAGTCACTAATCCAATGAAGGCTGGTGGCAGAGTAAAAAAAGCAATGGGCGGAATGTCTCAAGCAAGAAAAGATATGATGTCTGGTTACTACAAAGACGATATGGGTATGAAGGGTGGTGCTATGTATAAAAAA